TGTCGAGAGCTGAAATTGTACTTGCGTTTAAGACAGTCGGTATAATTGATTCAAAATCGCCATCCCGCCCCAACAAATTCACCAACGTCCGCCCTTTAATCCCACTTAACTTAAAAGGTGCGCTCCGCTCCGCGTTCACGATCTGAAGCCCCGGCTGCAGCACGACTTCCCTGCGCTCTTCCGTGTCCAGACGCTTTTCCAATGTATTGATGGAATCGCTGGTCTCACCAGCGAACCGATCTACGGCATCTGCGTTCTGATCAATATACTTCTCCAGATCGAAATACGTCGTGGACGGCGAGGTTCGATCGATTTTGTTCAATCCGATATTCGGCGTAACCGGATTCGTCATTTAGGCTCCTCCTCCCAACAATCTGTCTTGTGTCGTTGCTGATATTTCCTTAAACGTCATGCCCTCCACCTCGGCAATGGTAAGATAACGCAGGGCGTAATCAACCGCCATATGGGCGGGTTTGATCTCCTCAATGGCCGATTTCAAGTCGCTTAAATTGGGCGGAATGCCCAGCGTATCTCGAAAATGAATCGTCACTTTATACTCCGCCGGCTGGACGGATACCTCGATGCTGCCCCGCTCATAGGCTTGCGCCACATTTTTGAGCATGCTGGCAGACACCTTCCCGCTCCCACGCATCTTCGAGATGATCACCGACCGCCGCTGTTCAATCGGCTTGGATAAGTTGACCGGGATGTTCAGATCCTGCTCATACCTGGATAGCGCCCAAGTGGCGGTTTCGGGATAATACTGATCCAACTGATCCTCCAGTTCTTGCGCCAGCTTGTCCAACTCAGCCCCTTCGGCTCCGGCAATGGCTTTCATTTCCCGAACATCATGGTAAAAGGACGGCAAGTAACCCAGCCAAGCTTCAGCTTTACTCATCGGACCGTCACCGTCCCCAGGACAGCTACCGCCTCCGATTCGATCGGAATGCTGTCCGTTCCTCCGTTCACGGTCAACACCTCGTAGTCTATGACGGACGGAATATCCAAAATCACGTTGGCAATCCGGTTATACCGGACCAACGGGTCGGACATGGCGAGGTCTTTCAGATACTGGCGTACGCCTTGTTCAATCGCTTCCTGCACACCATCCAAGCCGGCCCCATCGAGCAGCGTAACCTGCACTTCAATATGAATTGGCACTTCAGCCGCCCCCACAACGGTGACCACCGAACCGACGGGAGCCGCCCCTTCTCCCATGCCATCCATGGTCGGATCGATATGCTGCTGCACCGATTCCACTACGGAAGACGTAGGTGATCGCATCTCGTTATCCAGCAGCACCACCTTGACGGTGCCCGGACCGTTCCATAACGGAAAAGCCTTGGCTTTGCCGACTCCGGCTTTCTCCCTCGCCCATAACTCATATTGATTCCGGTTCGAGCTGGTCACGGGTCGTGAAATTTTTTCGCGGTATCGGTCATACAACGCTTCATCCGATTCGGTATCTTCGCCAGGTACCCAGAGCTCCACCAGCTCGGCCTTTACCAAGCCTTCTACGTATTCCAGCGGAAGCAGCGAACCGAATCGGCGGTTGCCCTCCTTCCCGCTTGTCTCGCATTCCAGCACATACTGCCCTTCACCCAGCCGAGTCATGACTTTGTAATTCAGCGGATCCAATGAAAAACGGCTCCCCATAGGCACATCCACCGGGGCGCCGTTACTGCCCGAAAATTGCCCCAGCAGCTGTGCTTTTGTAGCCTGCTTTCGGGTCAGTCCCGACCAAGCAATGCTCCGATCCAAAAATTCGCCCGATGCCGTAGCGGCAAATTTCAGGTTCATGGAATACTCCAATTCCACGTACATCTGGGCAAGCTCAGCCGCGGAAGGCGCCAACGCATCGTAGATGATGCTGCCCTCTCTTTTGTCCATACCCTCCGGGATACGATCCAGCATCCGCTCCAGAATGGCTTCATACGTCTGTTCTTCAACCACTCTCCCTCACCTCCTTAGTCATACTGTAAGTTCCATTCACGCTTCGGACCGTAAACTCCGCTATGGCCAACTCGCCCGTAAACGTAATGTTCATGTCATCCACCGACAGCACGCGATCATCCTGCAGCAGCGCTTCCTTGATATGCCGCTCGATTTCAGCATAGGCCCACAGCGGGTCGCGACCAATGACGGAGTCCAGCTCCTGCCCATAGTTGCTGCTGTAGATCAGATGCTCAAATCGGCGAGTCTGAAGGATTTTGACGACAGCCTGTTTAACGGCCTCAAGCCCGTCAATGTGACCGGATATCGTCCCTTCCTCCAGATTCAAGCCATATGTCAAACTAGGCCGCTCCAAGGTTTCCACGATCTCGCTACCCGGCTGCAGCGTTCCTCCTTGCGGGATCATGACGGCTTCACCAACCGATCCAGCACGAGATACGTTTGCCCGCCCTGGTAACGTATGAGCAGCACCGTGTCTCCCGTTTCCAGCCCTTTTCGAATCACATATTCCGCGCCGCCAATGTTCAGCTTGTACTCGGTCATCGACTCTCCGATAACTAAAAAATCCTCCGTCAGGCTGAAACGCTGGTCCACGTTCACCTCCAGAGGATGGATTGATGTGACTGTACCGTACAGCACCGCCATCGGGTTTGTGCTGCCCACGGCGCTGAGACTGGCTTTTTTGATAATATCCAGCATCCCTGCTTACACCACCTTCATATTCAGCGACATCGTGTGAGTACCGTCCGAGAATTTATGCGTACACTCATCGATAAGATACGGCTTCAAGCCTTCTTCCGGCAGATTCACATAGATCGTGTTTCCGGCACGCACCCGCAAATCCCCGATAGCCTCAATCGACAACGTCTGCTGCTCCCTGTTCTTCAGCTCGAGCAAATTTTGCGCTAATTGCTTCAACTGAGCGGGATTCATGTTCTCGTCAGCAACCTCATACAACTGGAGTAGGCCCCACTGGGCAATGTTTTGTCCGTGCTGGTATAGGTAAACGTCCCGCTTGCCCGTCTGCTTGTTATCCCGCACGACTTTAATGCGGTTGTACGTCTCGTTGTCGATGCTTTTTTTATATGAAAAATCCGTCATGAGGCTGTCTTCTCCAACCGCAAGCATGAGCAGCATGTCGTTGATGTTGGTCAACGTCAGTTCGCCATACCGGTCGTAAAACATATAGTACTGCTTGGTCGCGATCAACGTGGAATCCAGAGCCTTGCAGACAATATCGATCAGTTTCTTGTCCGCTTCCAGCATCGCAGGGATCGTATGGCCGGTATCGGCCAGCGTGCCTGTCTTCAGATTGAAATCCTTGGCAATCTTCCGGATGATATCCTCCACCTTGGCATTCGTGAACCGGTAGGTGTCGTTGCTGGACAAGTAGCGCAGCTGGTCATAAGCCATCACCTTGACCTGGGCGTCCATGCCCCACTCCTTGGAAAAAACATACCCATAAAACAGATCCTTGTTATCCTTGCGGAAGCGCACAATGTCGCCGTTCTCCACTTCGAATGCCTTGCTCTGCGCCAGGCCATCGTTCACATAGTTGATATCCAGACTTGCCGGCTTTGCCTGACGGCTTGTTTTCCATGTGATGTCGGTTACGATCTGCCCCAAATCCCACACGCTTCCGTTCTTACGGTCAATCATCAGTTCGATCATGGCGCCACCTCTTTAGGGAATTTTCAGAACCCGGCCGACGGCCAGCTTCCGGACCTCATGGTCCTTGATTCCGTTCAGTTTTTGGATGTCCGCATGACGGGAACCGCTGCCGAGCAGCTTTTGGGCAATGCTCCACAAGGTGTCGCCTTTGGCAACCGTATAGGAGGTTGGTTTTTTGCGGTCATCCGGCCTGTCTTTGGTTTTCACCGCAGCCGCCTTTTTGTCCTTAACCGGCATAACCTTGCGTGCCCCATAGAACACATATCGCTTAAGCGTGATCGAGAACTCGATATCTTCCGGCGATCCGGACATCGTATTCCAGTTGAAACTTTCGATGGAGGCCGCCATGTTGATGCCAAAAGACTTCATCGCTCTCACCACATTCTTGCCATCCGTACCGCTCAACGGATCGGGAACAAGCCCCGTCATGACAAAGCGAACAGGCCTTCGAGACTCCATCCAGCCTTTAATGGTATTTACGTATTCAATCGGAAGCTTCAGCTTCTGGTCAGAGCCTAGGTGGACAAAGGGATACACTCTACCCGGAAAAAAGCTCTCAAATGAGATCTCCGTCAGCTTTGGATGCAGAATCGCATTCACTTCGCCAAGTCCCGCGACCGTATAGGATTTGCCTTCACCGCTATCCTTGACGTCAATCCGCTCAGGATTCACCGGAAATCGAAAAACCTCCTCCTGGTTATTGAAGCTCAGAAAAAATCCGTAATCGCTCATGCTACAAGTACACCCCCTCGGCACTGGACACAAACTGCTCCTCCAGCGTCCGGTTAATTCTCGACATGATCGTATCCAGATCGGCCCCGGAATTTATATCTCCCGTCGTCATCTGCACGGTCGGCGTCAGGGTGATCATATTGCTGATCGCATTCACTTCCGCCAAATCGCGCATCACTTTCAGATCCTCGCTTGCCACGTCCACCGAGTTTTCCACTTTACCAATGGAATCGATGCTGCCGCCCGCAGGGGCTACCGGGATTGGGGCCGTTGGCATCGCAGGCATGGACGGGATTGGGGTGGTTTTCGGAACGGTAACATCGTATCCGGTTTTGCCCGTGTTGTATTGTTTTAAAAGATCCTCGTTGTTCTTGCCCAAGTTTTTATCCGGCATGAATTTATCCTTGAAGGTATCCATTGAAAAATCTTCTATCGCTTTCTGTCCCGTATCCTTAAAATTCGTAAAGTCTGCTTTATACTCAATCTCGGCGATTTGCTTGGTATCCACGCCTAGAACTTTGCCGAAAAAGCCCGCTACCGCGTTCACACCTTTAATGATCCCGTTAATGACGGAAATGACCGTGTTGACCGTGTTTTGCGCCAGATCGACGATGAAGCCGAATACGTTGCTAAAGACCTTTTTTAGTCCTTGTGTAACTACACTCCAAACACCGAATGCTGAAATCACGGCGATAATTAAGGCAATTAAGAACATAAGTGGATTCGCGTTAATAATCATATTAAGAATTCTCATCGCTCCGGCTTGGATGCTGGTTGCTGCCGTTAATAGATTTGTCTTCATAGCTGCAACTAGTTGAGCGGCTCCATAGCCTAAAGCAACGATTCTGCTAGTAATTAGTCCAATATTGAGAATTCCTAGTAATACAGCTGCAAACGTAATGATAGGCAATAACCCCATAAATATGCTGATAACATTCCAGATTGCCACTCCAACGCCAGAGATCGCACCTTTAATAAATTCCCATGCCGGTGGTACCAGCTCAGCAATCCACATAAACACTTGGACCAATACAGATAACCCAATGGTTAAAGCATCAATGAATGGCTGAAAAGCTCCCGACTCCAATGCTGCACTTATCATTTCCATTAACGGAATAATGGCTGCCAAAGCTCCAGTTCCAATCTGAACAAACGAGTTATCCACTAGTCCTAGCAGCTTCTGCCACTTGTTAACGGGAGAATCCATCATTGAGGCTAATGATTCTTGCGTCATGCCGGATTTTTGAAGCAGCTTATCCATGGATGAGAGAAACGCAGTAAAATTGCCCTTAGATGAGATAATATCCGCATTGAAGCTTTTGATTTGGGCATCAGGAATATTAAAATTTTTCGCTAAAGAACTAGTATCTCCGCGCATTGCACTCATAATTGCCTCTGTTGCATCTTTAGAACTCTTGTTTCCTGACGACATCATGCTCATTCGATCGGCAAAGCCGGTAAGCTGCGTGAGTTGATCCGAGTTTTTGGTTGCTGACATAAAGGTCAGTGCGTTTTCTAGAGATTGATTAACATCCGAGCCCGTCTTCAGCGCATTATTCTTAAATGTCTGAAACATCGCAGTGCCCACTCCCGCATTACCTGCTTTTACTTTAAATAGATCTTCAAGTTTCTGTTCCTGAGCAGCAGGAGCGATAGTCGCCTTGACGACAATTTCTCCCGCTTTATATGCCGATTTGGCAAATTTGAAGGCTTTGCTGAGGGCACTCGCTTTCTTTTCGCCTTCCCCCATTTTTTGATTCATTTGTTCGATGCCATCCACGACTTTTTCGGTCATTTGAAGCATTTTTTCTTTATACGAGACAGATTTTGCCGTTGTACTCGTTAATTTTTCTTGCTCTTCCTTCGCCTTAGTGATCTGTTTGATAACCTGTTCGTATCCCTTTTCAAACTGCAGCCATTGACCAACCAACACATCATTGGCCATGTTGTTAAAGTACGACAACGCATCCTTTACACTCGCCATTCCTTCACCCCCTTCTTCTACAACCTATCTCCGCTTCCGGACTCGCTCGAGCTTCTCCTTCTCCACCCGCATCGAGATCATGGCATAGATGGCGGCCCGTTCCCGGACCGACATCGCCATAAGCTGGTGAGGAAGGATGTGCAATTCGTGGAGGGCGTAGTACGCATAGTTCGCGTCACCGTCGCCCTCTTTGATTAGTTTTTTACGTCATCCACCAGTTCGTTCATATCCCGGTCAAAACCGTTCAGGGCTTGCACCCGCTCGCCAAGCGCGGCGAACTCGCCGGGCAGCAGCATTTTGCGGAGCAGGGATTCTGCACCGAGCACGCCGTAGGATTTTTGCAGCTCGCTGTTTTTCAAATCCGGGTAAATGATACTCGATACCATCAGCTTCGCCATATAGTCATTCGGGTCGATTTCCGGCGTGAAGACGCCGTTCTTGCCCTTGACCTTACGGGTAGCCGCTTTGCGGCACTCCTGATTCTCTTCCTCCGTGATGCTGCGCAGCTTCCAAGGCACGGGGCTCCCTTCCGCGTTCTTAAAACGAACAGAGACCACGAAATCCTCCGTGATCTCCGCAGACGACTGCCCAGCAAAAAACATGCTAAAATCGCTCATATTCCTTCCTCCTCAATTATGTTAAATATTAGGCCAATGGGTTAAACGGCGTCTCAATCCGCACATTCTCAAACGTGAAGGCTACTTCTTCCTCCAGCGCCTCCGCTTCGGTATCCAGGGAAGTCATAATCACGCTGTCGAGGTTGACCCCTTCCAGAATCACCGTCTGACGTCCCGTCGACGAGCCCGGATCCTCGTTGCGCACTTCGATCATAAAGTAGGCGTCTTTGCCGGTTTGGATGTATTCCATCATCAGTTCACGGAACAGCGAGGTCACATAGTAAATGGTCATCGTGCCGCTGCCCTTCCAGCCAATGGCTTTATGCTGTACGGCACGTTGGCCCATCGTTTTCAGCTCGGCCTTTTCCTTCTCCACCGTAGCTTCCAGTGTTTTAATGTAGAACATTTCCTCCATACGATCGCCAATTTTGACGAAAGCCTTGCCCTCTTGCCCCGAAATCGTGTCGCTTGCCCGCACAAATGCCATCTTAGACCACCTTCACTTTCATGTATACTTTTTCAATCGCATCCACCGGCTGTACCTTGATATCCACAAACAGCACATCGCCTTCCGTGCCCGGCGTCACCACAATATCTTCGTTCG